AAATCTTTACAATTTGATGAAGATGGGAGTGTAAGATTAGAACCATTAAACGCAAAACAGGTATTTATAATGGAAGTTTATAATTGTTTATCTAAACCTTTTTATAAAATAAAAGAAAATGGAACTAATTTGAATAATATTGAAAATATGTTTAATAAAAATATTATTGATCCTTTTAAAGTTGCTAGATGTGCTTTAGAAAATGCGGCTTCTATAGCTAAAACAATATTATCAACTGAAACAATTATATTAAGTCCTCAACAATGGAATTAAATAAATACCAAAGTAAAATAGATGATGAGTTAAGAGAATCACTACCAAAAGAAGTATATGAAAATTTAATAGAATATATATCTACAATTAGATTTATTAAAAACCTTATAGCACCAGAATCTATCAGAGGCTTTGCTAAAGATAGACCTAAGAGTGAACTATATGATGATGATAGAATTGATGTAGATTTAACTAATCCTCATATATTAGAGGATATGGATTATTTTAGAGAAGCTGCTATATTCTTTCAAAAGAATGGTAAGTATACTAATATATCACCTAATAGCAATCCTAAATCTGAATACGCTGAATTCTGGAAAGAAGAACTTAAAAGATGGAAATATGGCATGATTAGAGAATCTGATGGAGAATGGATTCCTGGTGAATTATATTTCTATTGGAACTATAGTCCTATTTGGTTAGTTGAAACTATTGCTACTAGTGGTAAAGGTGAAAGAAGTCAAGGTGAACGTGTACGAAAGTTTGCTAAACCTTGGTTAGGTGATTATTTATATTTTCATTATACTTGTAGAGCAAAGAGATTAGGTAAACATGGTAAAGTATTAAAGACTAGGGGTATTGGATTTAGTTTCAAAAATGCATCTGAATCACCTAGAAATATGTATGTATTACCTGGTTCTGGTAATCCTAATTTCCATTTAGCATCTGATAAAGGATTTTTATCTGGAGATAAGGGAATATGGGGTAAAGTTATAGATACTCTTGACTGGATAGCAGAGAATACTCCATTACCTAGAATGAGAACTATTGATGCTACTAAAGAGATGAATATTCAGTTAGGATTTAAAGATGAATATGGTACACGTAAGGGATTATTATCTTCTGTCTATGGTATATCATTAAAAGATAATCCTGATAAAGCTAGGGGTATTAGAGGACCTTTAATTCACTATGAAGAAGATGGTCTTTTTCCAAATCTTGAAAAAGCTTGGAATGTTAATAGAAAAGCTGTTGAAGATGGGGGTGTATCTTCTGGATTTATGTTATCTGGTGGTACAGGTGGAGTTGAAGGAGCTTCATTTAGTGGTTCTGAGAAATTATTTTATAAACCTGGTGCTTATAATATTTTAGGTATTCCAAATGTATTTGATAAATCTGCAACTGGAGAAACTGAATGTGGATTCTTTTGGGGAGCATATCTTAATAGAAATGAATGTTATGATGAAAGTGTAGGAGAACCCGATGTTATTAAAGCTTTAGTAGAAATTCTATTAGATAGACATCAAGTAAAATATAATTCATCTGATGCTCGAGCTATTACACAAAAGAAAGCAGAGGAACCTATTACACCACAGGAAGCTATTATGCGTACTGAGGGTACAGTATTTCCTGTTGCTGATATAAAAGATTATCTTGAAACTATTGGTCCTAAGAAAGAATCTTTTTTAGCTGAGCATTATATTGGTGATTTAATATATAATAGTACTGGAGATGTTGAATGGAAACCTAGTACGGATAAGTTTCCTTTAAGAGCTTATGATAGTTCTGATACAGATAGAACTGGTTGTCTTGAAATATTTGAAATGCCTCGTAAAAATGCTAATGGAGAAATACCAAGAGGAAGATATATATTTGGTATTGACCCTATTGATGCTGATACAGGTAGTTCATTATTTAGTATAATCGGATTAGATACATTTACAGATAGAATTATTTGTGAATATACTGGTAGACCTAGATTAGCAAATGATGCATATGAAATAGCATTAAGAGTACTTAAGTTTTATAATGGTGAAGCTAATTATGAAAGTAACTTAAAAGGTTTATTTAGTTATTTTGATGCTAGAAATTGTTTACATTATTTATCTGATGTACCTCAAATACTTAAAGATATGGATATGGTTAAAGCAACTAATCTATATGGTAATAAAGCTAAGGGTACACACGCTAATAAAGAGATAAATAAATGGGGTAGATTGCTTCAAGCACAATATATGTTAACTAGATATAATGAAGGTGATGAAGATGATACAAGTCTTAAATTACATCATATTAGAACTATACCTTATTTAGAAGAATGTATTGCTTGGAATAGTGATGGTAACTTTGATAGAGTATCTGCTGCAGGTATGTTATTCTTATTAAGAGAAGATAGAGTTAAAAGAACTAACTCAGCAAAAGAAAATCAGGAGAAACAAATTAAGAAATTAACTAACGATCCTTTTTTTACAAAAAATTATAAATAACAAATTAGCTATTATTTAAAGTAACTTTTTCTAAAATAAATACATTTTTATTTGGAATTAGTTACTTTATTGTTTATATTAGCAAGTTAAAAGAAAAATAATGGAAAGAATAAATAATTTAATTTTACCTAGACAGCGTCTACCTTATTCTCAAAAAGATAAACAATGGAGAATTGACTGTATAAATTATGCAGATAAACATTCATTTTACAATAATGAGATTGTTAGAAAAAGTTTAAGAAACAAAATTATAAATTTAAATTTATACAATGGTATTGTTGATATTAGAGATTTAACTAATGTAGTTAATCCTCATCAAATAGATGCTTCATTTGTTCCAGATAATATACCACATCATCCAATTCTTATACCTAAGATAGATTTATTAGTAGGTGAAGAAATTAAAAGAAGATTTGATTATTCAGTTATTGTAACTAATCCAGATGCAATTACTAAAAAAGAAGAAGATAAAAAAGCTTATCTAAATCAAAGACTTACTGAATTTTTCCAAGCTAACTATAGTGAAGAAGAATTAAAAGTAAAAATGGATGATTTATCTAAGCATATGAAATATACTTGGAAAGATCTTCGTGAAAAAATGGCTAATCAGATATTAAAACATTATTCACAAGAACAAAGATTTGAAAATATATTTAATGCTGGATTTAAAGATGCTCTAATATTTGCAGAAGAAATATATTTATGTGATATTGTTCATGATGAACCAATATTAACTAAATTAAATCCATTAAAAGTACATTCTGTTCGTTCTGGTAATTCAGATAAAATAGAAGATTCTTCTATTATAATTATACAAGATCATTGGAGTCCACATAAAATTATTGATGTATTCCATGATGAATTAAAACCAGAAGATATTGATTATATTTTAGATTATAGTACAGTTAGTTCAAGTGGAACTTATTCTGATGATCAAAATAATCATACTTTATTAAGAGATGGTTTAAATACTGGTATTGAAGGTATTTATAATAGTGTATTTGATTTAGCTGAATTAAATGGACATTTCTTTGGTGCTAATTATACTGATGAAACAGGTAATATTAGAGTATTAAAAGTGTTTTGGAAATCTATTAAAGAAGTTAAAAAGGTTAAATACTATGATGAATTAGGAGAAGAACAATATAAAATTGCTTCTGAAGAATATATACCAGATGCTTCACTTGGAGAAGAAATTACTTCTATGTGGGTTAATGAATGGTGGGAAGGTGTTAAACTAGGTAAAGATATATTTCTTAATATTAAACCTAGAAAAGTACAATATAATAAAATATATAATCCTTCTATTTGCCATCCAGGTATTATAGGTCAAATATATAATACTAATCAATCTAAAGCAGTATCATTAATTGATAGATGTAAAAACTATCAATATATGTATGATGTTATTTGGGATAGACTTAATAAAGCTATTTCTACTAATTATGGTAAAATATTTGAATTAGATATTGCTAAAATACCAGAAAATTGGGAAATAGAAAAATGGATGCACTTCGCAGTTGTTAATAAGATTGCTGTAATTGATTCATTTAAAGAAGGTAATCAAGGTGCTGCAACTGGTAAATTAGCAGGTTCAATGAATACTCAAGGTGGTAGAGTAATGGATATGGAAACTGGAGCATATATTCAACAACATATACAATTACTTGAATTCATTAAAATGGAGATGGGTGAAATTGCAGGAGTAACTGCACAAAGACAGGGTCAAATTGAAAATAGAGAAACTGTTGGTGGAGTAGAAAGATCTGTTAATCAATCATCTCATATTACTGAATGGTGGTTTAGTATTCATGATCAGTGTAAATTAAGAGTATTAGATTGCTTTTTAGAAACTGCTAAAATAGCTCTAAAAGGTAAAAATAAGAAAGTACAAAATATACTTGATGATCAATCAATTCAAATTCTTAATATTGAAGGTGAAGATTTTACTGAAAATGATTATGGTTTAGTATTAACATCTAATCAGAAAACTCAAGAACTTGAACAAATGATTAAATCTAATGCTCAAGCATTTTTACAAAATGGAGGTTCATTCTCTACAATTATGGATATTTATTTTAGTCCATCATTAAGTGATATGAGAAGAAAATTTGAAGAGGCAGAAGATCAATTACATCAAAGACAATCTGAACAATCAGATCAAGCTAATAAAATTCAAGAAGCACATAACCAAGCAACTATTGATCTTGAAAATAGAAAACTTGAATTAGAAGATTTAAAAAATCAAAGAGATAATGAAACTAAAGTATATATTGCAGAATTAGGAAAAGAAAATGTTAAAAATACTAATGATTCTGAAGATGGAATAGTAGATCCTTTAGATATTGAGAAATTAAATTTAGATAAGCAAAAAAGAAAAGATGATTATATAACTAAAATGAGAACATTGGATCAAGATATGATTAAACATAATGATCAGATGGCAGCTAAAGTTGAAGATCAAAAAATAGCTAGAATACAAAAGAAAAGAATAAATTAGCTATTATTAAAAGGAGAAAAAAGTGAAATAATTTAAATTTTATTTGGATTCCCTTTTAAAATGTGTTATATTTGCAAACTTTATAAAACAGGGAGAATATTATGGAAGAAAATGAAAATGATATGTCATTATTTAATTCTGATAACTTAGAATTAAACTTTGATATAAATTATAATGAAGAAGAATTACAGGATGAAAATCCTGATAAAGATAAAAAAGACCTTATCGATGAAGATACAGATGATGAACTTCAGGAGAACGTAGATGAGGAAGACGAAGATAAAGATGAAGGTGATTCTAAAGATGATGATGCTTCTCCCAATTTGTATACTTCCTTCTCAGATGTTCTTATTGAACATGGAATTATACCTTCATTGGAATCTTCAGAAAAAATTAAAACAATTAATGATTTAGGTAATGCTATTTCTAAACAAATTGAAATTGAAGCTGAAAGAAAAGCAATTAGTAAATTAGATAATTTAGATTTAGAAAAAATAGGTCAATCTAGAAAAGAAAATTTAGAATTAGAATCAATTACTGAAGATTACTTAAAAGAAAATTTAGAAGTAGCAAAAAATATAATTCTAAAAGATTATATGAATCAAGGTTTATCTGAAGATAGAGCTAAAAAACAACTTAAGAAAGCTATTGATTTAGGTGAGGATGTTGTAATTGAAGAAGCACTAGAATCTACAGGAAGTTTAAAAGAATTTAATAAAAGAGCTGAATTAGCTGAAGTTGAAAATTCTAAACAAAGACTTTTAGATGAAGCTAAAGAACAAGAAGAAATAAATAATACTATTAAAAATTTTGTATTTAATTCTAAAGAAGTAATTCAGGGAATACCAAATACAAAAGCTTTACAAGATAAAGTATATAAGAGTATGACAGAAGTTGTTTCTAAAAATACTGAAACAGGTGAAATGATGAATAAGTTTATGACAGATAGGTCTAAAAATCCTATTGAATTTGATACTAAAATGTATTATTTATATGAACTTACAAATGGTTTTGCTAATTTAGGTAATATTCAAAAAACAATAACTTCTAAATCTGTTAAAAATTTAGAAAATGTTTTAAGAAAAACTAGCTTTGAAGATAATGGAACACCTGATTATTTAAATGACTCTCAAAGTTATGGAGGTATAGGTGCTGAATTAGTATTATAAAAATAAATATAAATAAATTAAAATAAATAAATATGTCAGTAGGTAAGTTTGTAATGACTAAGGGTAAAGCCTGGTCAGGATTAACATTAAAAAATCACATCGGTGCTATCTTTGGAACACAACCACAATTAGTTTCTCCTTTGACAACTGTATTACTACAAAATTCAGGAATGAAAAATTTAGATACAACTCTAGCTTTATTCCCTGAAAAAGTATTAAATAGTTCAGATGATTTTGTATGGAAAGTAGTTGGAAGTGATGAGAGAAATATACCTCTTGTTGAAGCAAGATTCCAAGGTGCTGTTGTTGCTGGTAGTGATACAGGTATTGGTGTTGCAAGAACAACTTTCGATTTAGTATTCGCTGAAAAATGGTTTACTAAACAAATGGTAATTGCAGGTCCTAGACCAGATGTATACCAAATTAGAATTGTTTCAGATGAACCAATGGAAGAAGGTTCTAACTATGTTTATACTTGTGAAGTATGGGGTGGTCAAGAATCATTAGCAGGTATTCCTGGAGATGAATTAGTTGCAGGAAATAGATTTAGTATTGAATCTGCATACGTTGAAGATGAATTATCTACTCGTGGTGCCGGTATTCAGTTTACTTCACCTTGGTTAATGAGAAACTCTGTTTCTACATTACGTATGGAGGTTAAAGTATCTGGTGCAATGATTGATATGAAAGTTGAACCTGTATATTTTGCTGGTATTGAAACTAGAGATCCGAATACAGGTGGTGTTCATAAGTCAGTAACTTGGATGCAGGAAGTAATGTGGCAATTTGAACGTCAATTCTCAAAAATTAAATCTAAAACATTAATGTTTGGTAAAACAAACAGAGATGAAAATGGACGTTTCTTAAATAAAGGTCAATCTAATATTGAAATTAAAGCTGGTTCAGGTATTCGTGAACAAATGGAAGTTTCAAATACAATTACTTATAATAGATTCTCTATGCGTCTATTAGAAGATGCTCTTTCTGAGTTATCTGAAGGTAAACTGGATTGGGGTGAAAGAAAGTTCATGTTGAGAACTGGTGAAAGAGGTGCTGCACAATTTAATAGAGCAGCAACAGCTGCTGCTTCAGGATGGAAATCATTGTTTGATAATACAAACATGAATGCTATCAATAAAGTAACTTCTAAATTTAATGATAATGCTTTTGAAGGTGGTTTCCAATTCACAGAATGGAGAGCTCCTAATAATATTCACATTATGCTTGAAGTAGATCCAATGTATGATGATAAAGTTCGTAATAAAATTTTACATCCAGATGGAGGAGTTGCTGAATCATATCGTTATGATATTCTATATATTGGTTCAATGGAAGAGCCTAATATCCAAAAAATTAAAGTACGTGGTGATGATGAATTACGTGGTTATATGGCAGGTATTAGAGATCCTTTCTCTGGACGTAGAGGTGGAATTATGCAATTGATGGAAGACTCTGCTACAATGACTGCAATGTGTGGTACTGGAGCAATGGTTAAAGACTCATCAAGAACATTAACACTTAAACCAGCAATACTAGATTAAAACAAAAATACTTATTAGGGGCGAAAGCCCCTTTTAATAAAAATATTAATACGGGAGAAATTAAATAAAAAATGGAAGATACAATAAAAGGTTTTACACTACCAAATAAAACTGTAGTAGTAAAATATATTAAAAGAAAAAAAGGAATGGCTTCAAATGTAGGAGAAGACCATGTTATTTCAGGAGGAATGCTTTCTGGAGCAGTTAAAAAATTTCAATTACCATTATTAAAAAATGGTTCTTTAGCAAATATTTTAACTAATGATGAAAAGAAATTTTTAGAAAATGAAACAGGTTTAAATTTATCTGTTTATGGTGACTTCTGGTATGACCATTTTGTTTCACTATATAAAGATGATAATTTATTAGATTTAAGAAATCCTATAGATTATATATCCTACAAAATTCTTTTATGTTTAAAAGATGATGTTGCACCAAGTTGGAAAGACAGAGATAAAAAACAAACTTATCAATTTGTTATAACTAGTGAAGATGAAGAAGTAATAGAACAAAATAATAAATTTGATAATAAAGAAGAAGCTTTTAAACTTTATGGTAAAATTAAAGATAATAAAGAAAAATTAACTGCAATTTTAAGTTTACTTACTAACAAACCAATTTCTGAAGATTCTACATTAGGATGGGTACAAAGACAAGTTGGAGAATTTCTTGATTCTAAACCAAAAGCTTTTTTAGATTTAGTTAAAGATGATTCATTAGATACTAAATTATTAATTCAATTTGGAGTAGATAATAAAATTATTACTAGAAAAGGTAATAAATATTCAACAATAGATGGATTAGATTTGTGTGAAGGTGGACAATCTCCATCTTTTGATAATGCTGTTAAATACTTAGATAATCCTAAACATCAAGATGTAAGGTCATTAATAGAAGCTAAGCTTTCAAAAAGTAAATAATTATGAATTTGTCTGAATTTAAAAATAAATTTAATATTTATTATAATGCAATTGCTTCTCAGAGTGCTCCAGGGTTTGATGATTACGAAATTAGTATATATCTAACTAAAGCACAACAAGAAATAATAAAAAATTATTATAATCCAGGTGGAAATAAATATAAAGAAGGATTTGAAGATTCAGAAAAAAGACGTGTAGATTTAAAAGAATTAATAAAAACTTATACTTCTAACACACAAATAGTTTCTTTTAATGGTTTATCTAATAATTCTAAATTTTTTATTATTCCGGATGATGTTTTTTTAATAGTATATGAAACTGTTACATTAGATAATACCTGTATTACTAAACAACCAAATGTTGTTCCAAAAACACACGATGAATTTAATATTCAATCAGATAATCCTTTTAAAAATCCAGATTATTCAACCATTTGGAGATTAAATATATCTAAGATTGAAAATAAAAATGTAGTTGAATTAATATCTCCAATCAATATAATTGATTATAAGATTAGATATATAAAATATCCAAAACCAATTATTCTTTCAGATTTAAATTCATTATTTCCAGGTGAAAATTTAACCATTGATGGTTTATCTACACCAACAAATTGTGAATTGTATCAAGGAATACATGAAGAAATATTAGATAGAGCTGTAGAGCTCGCTTTAAGAGATTATAAACCATCTGGACTGGAAAGTAAAATCCAGCTTGATCAAAGAAATGAATAATAATATAAATAAAAAATAAATAATTC